GGCCCAGCAGTCCACACGGTGATGCGTCGCCGAAACCAAGTCGAAAGCCGATGCGTCGGTAATCGCCCGAGAGTAACGCCTACGCCACGTCGATGCGTCGATGGGGTTATGGAGCGAGTGGAAATGCGTGGAAGCTCGCTGGTATCGAGATGTGATTGTGGAAAAATCTCGTTTAGTGCTCAAAAACCTTTCTTTAAGGATGAAGATGAAAGTACCTTCTGAAAACGGTCTGCCTTCCGACATGAATAACACCGGACACGCCGGTGAGATCAGTCGCAACGCACTTATGACGCAACGCGTCAGTTCCCTCCGGGAGCTGCGCCTTGCGCGGGAGATCCTAGCTGCGCACGAGGTAGATGGTACGTTGTTGGGGGCGGTGTTCGCGACCACCTCAACGCCACTATACAAACTGACCCCAGAGGAGCGAAGGGCCGAATTCGAGCTGAGTAAGCGTTACGTCCGCGATTTGATCGAGCTCGCGGACCGGCCATTCTATATCGAGTGGGTCGCCACCTCCGATTTGGGGGATGCACACTTCGCTTATGTCGTAAAAAGCAAGTCGCCTCGTTCCGAGTCAATCAGGTTTGTCGGAGTCGTCGTAGACGGCTCACATGCGCTGGAAGACGTGCTGGAATCCATGACCCGCTCGTCGTTGGTCAAGTTGCAATGCGTATTGGCGGTGCCGTGTACACCTGCTGAGTGTCGGCACTGGGCTAATCAGGATATACTGTGGGAGTACGATTTCATTCGTTGCACCCACCCATACCTCGGGTTGCCTGAGGTGCCTGGTTATTACGCCTGGTCGTAGGCGTGTTACATCAGCAGAAGATCCGCTGAGGTAAGAAATCCCGGCCGCTCTGCGGCATATTCGAGGCCGTGGCCAGGCGTAAGCCTGGCACAGCGTCACAAACGTAACCTGAAGGAAGAACGATGACCACCCATATTAATGAGGATCACTTTGACGCGGGATTCCGCTCCCGGCAAGATCCAGATGGCGCCGTCCCTGACGCCAAACAGCAGAAGTTGGTGCGCCTGTCCGAAGTCCGCCAGCTGCTGGTGCCAGCCGGCACCCCCCTCCCCGACACACTCGCCAAGCTGAGCATCAATTGCACTGATCTGGTGCAGCTTGGCCATGAGCTCTTCCAGGCGCACACGACTGAGAAGCCCATCCTCATCGTCGGGATGTCCGACCCTGTGGCCCAAGCGGCTCTGCAGTACCCGTCCCTGTTCAACCTCCAGGCGGCGGTCATCACTGACATCCCGGGCGCCGACTACTCACCCATCTTCAATCAGGCAGTCTTCGGGATGAATAAGATTACCTGGAGCTACCTGCTTGACTCGCTCGGGATGGATGACAAGCTCAACTTCGACGTTTCCGCTAAGTCGTCGTCTGATCCGGATGATATGGACCCCGCGCCCATGGGGCCTTCTGGAGCCTAACCGCCATGTCCTTCACTTCAACGCTAGAGGAGCTCAAGAGGGCACAGGGTCTCAGCCGACCTGATCACATGCTCACGGTTGAGAAGGGCCCCCCTCTGCCACCCGGTTTTGAGAAGACCACCGGGAAACATCCTCTCTTTTTCCGTAGTTGGAAATGGGACAAACCATTGGTTGCGCGTGAACCCATTCACATGATGACCAACGTCTATACCTTCGACCACGAGTATTTGTGTTTTCTCACGACGATGGTGGCGATCTGTGCCACTGAGATGCAACCAGGACTCGATGAGGAGGGTTTCGTCGACAAAACCCACGTGCACAAGAGCACTGGGTCCTTCGGTACCGTCTCCGGTTACCGTCAGGACCCAGCGGGCTATCCACTCCACGATAACTCTCTCTTACGAGAGAAGCTGGGCCTGCCGAACGAGTGGCGCCGTGAGGTGGATAAGGAAATCTATCGCGAGTGGCTAGATTTATTCTTCAGTGAGTGGTGCGATCGTCCAATCAAAACCGCGAATAAGAGTAAGTCCGGTCCGCCGCACATGATCTATGACGCGC